GTTTAATCAACAAACAGCAAGTGCTTATGATAGTGCTGCCAATATTGTTATCTATCCGAGCAGCACCGCTAATGATTGGAGTTCATCTATACCAGAGGAAGCAAGACGGTACATCACAATCCGTTCCTCTCGCATTGCACAGACACGCTTAATTGGCTCAGAAGAGTTACAGAAGTTCAGTTATAATGAGGAGCTAGTTAGTCTAGCTATCCTACAACAAGCCCATGTCCGTAACTCTAACGGTGAATTAACTTTTACTGACTTCCCCTCAGAACTCCGAAACCTCGGTATTGATGAGGTAATGTTCCTTCAAGGGAACGTAGAAGAAAAAATTGGAACACTACGACTCGGCGGCGAGCTTGCTAGCATCAATAAGGCCAAAGCCGAAACCACGTTACTCGGTCAACAATCAACCCTCGTAGGGCAGCAAGCAATCACCGAGTCGGTGGAGACTACCAAACGTACTCGCGAAGCTGAGTTAATTGACGCTCAAGAAGCTCTTATTCAAAAACAAGTCCTCACCGAAGCTGAGCAAGTTGCCAAGGTGCAGGAGGAAGTAGATTTACTTCAGAAACAAGAGACACTCGTTACCAATCAAGCAGCCACTGAGCTAAAGAAAGCCCTCGACTTAGTCGCTGATACTACCATCAAAGGTAAACAGGGAACTCTGATTGACAACCAAGCTGCTACAGAACTTAAGAACGCTCTAAAGGTTGTTGCTGAAACTTCATTAATCAACGACCAAGAAGCCCTCGTTGTTAAACAAGCTCTTACAGAAGTAGCACGGGCCACTGACTTAGGAGCAGATACAACTCTGAAGGGTAAGCAAGGAAGTCTTATAGACAACCAAGCTGCTACGGAACTTAAACAAGCATTAAAACTCGTTGCCGAAACTACATTTGTAGGCAAGCAAGGCTCATTAATAGATGCACAAGCAATAGACGTTGCTGCCGACACCACGCTTAAAGGTAAACAAGGAAATCTTGTAGATAATCAGACTTTAGATGTAGCTGCAGATACTACCCTTAAAGGTAAGCAGGGTTCTCTAGTAGACGCCCAAGCGACGGATGTTGCCGCTGATACAACTCTCAAGGGTAAACAAGGGGCACTCGTAGACGCTCAGGAACTCAAGACTGACGCGGAGGCGGCTCTGATTGCCTCTCAGACGACTACCGATGCTACACAGCGTACCTTGATTGCTGCTCAGGAACTCAAGACTGACGCGGAAACTGTTCTTGCTGGAAAACAGGGTTCACTCGTGGATGCACAAGCTACCGACGTAGCAGCAGATACTACACTTAAAGGCAAGCAAGGGGCACTCATAGATGCTCAAGAGCTAAAGACGGACGCGGAGACAGCACTCACGACAAAACAAGGTCTACTGACAGACGCACAGGAGCTTAAAACCGATGCAGAGAAACTCCAAGTGGATGCTCAAACCTCCCTCCTTGCTTCTCAAAAGACCGAACTGGACGCCAAGACAGCCATCGACGTAGTCGCAGAGAAAACCTTCTATGACGGTGTCGTAGCGGGCACTCAGGCTACATACCGAGACTTCTCCGCTGAGATGCGTATCATGGGTATTCAAGAATCTCTGTTCCAATCTACACCTGCTTACAAGAAAGTAGAGCTACTCAAGGACGCAGAAAAACTACGTACCGTTACAGCTACGGAGTTAGGCACGAGTACCTCAGAACTTAACGAAGTCAACAAGGTTATGCGTTTCATAGGTGAGCCGCCTGTTAGCGCCCTCAACTCCAACTCCCTAGCCTCTGAATGTGTTCGGTTACTTCGTGACACGGACGCAGAGCTACAAGGACGTGGGTGGTGGTTTAACACCGAGGAGGACGTTGAATTCTCCCCCTCTAACGGTATCATTAGTATACCTTCAAATGTACTCAGTTTAGAAGCTAATGACTACGAAGCTCGTATTCAAGCGTTTGGAAACGGCTACAGGCTTTACGACCGAACCCAAAAAAGTGATACGTCATGGTCGTCGACAGTCAAAGCTAAGGTTGTCTACCAACGTAGCCTCAACGATACACCTAGTAAATACCTAGAGTATCTAAGTGTCCGTGTAGCTATCTTACTGACAGAGCTTTACCCACAAAGTGGAATAGACATTCAACGTCTTCCTAAGATGGAAGCAGAGCTTCGTGCTTACTTTAAAGACCGCGAAGCCGATGATGCTAACTACTCCGTGTTTGACAACTATGATACTGCATCCAGAATTGGTATCAATCGAAACTACGACCTTAACTAATGCCGTTAATCAACACCTCTGTTCCAAACCTCATTCAAGGGGTATCGCAGCAGCCCGACGCAGTTCGCTATGATGGGCAATGTGAGGAGCAGGAGAACGCACTGAGCAGTGTGGTGGATGGCTTGACCAAGCGTCCCAATACTAGGCATGTTGCTAAGTTACTTTCAGAAGCGATAGCGGCTGACAGCTTCGTACATTTTATTAATAGGGACGACAACGAAAAGTATGTCGTTCTATATAATGGTACTACTCTGAAGGCTTTCAATTTAAGTGACGGTCAAGAAGCTACAATAACAGGTACATCTGATTATCTATCAACGTCTACTCCCCGAACCTCACTCAAGGCAACTACTGTTGGAGATACGACATTCCTAGTTAACACTAATACCGACATTGGTGTAACCTCTACGACTACGCCTGCTTTAGCTGAAGAGGCTCTAATATACGTAAAGCAGGGAGACTACAAAAAAAGATACGAATTTGATATCGTTACAGATGTAGATGGTGGGGGAGACTCGGCTCGTATATCTAAAGCTGTTAATCTTCTTAGTAATAACAAACACCAGTTCCAAGCTGGACAAATAACTATATCTCAAGCGGGAACAGATTCCGCCGTTAATGGAAGTGGTTTCTCTGTTGGTGATATTGTTGAAGTTACGTTGCCTGTTGCCTTTACTCCAAGCAATTCTGGCTTGAGCTATGGTCTTACTCTATACCGCGCCCCCACAATAAAAGTACTTACAACTACTGACAATAACGGTATTGAGACTGCTTCTGTCGAAGACCAAGGAGAATTTAAATATACGACAAACAATACATTGATGCCAAACGCAACCACCATCACCGATATGTTTGTCGTTTCTTCAAATACAAGCGCAGGAACACCCCAAACAATAAGTTTTAGTTATCAGTCAGAAGCTGCAAATACCACTGGTGCTGACCAAAATCATGCAGATACTTTGTACATCGCTGGACAAATGGCTGGAGGAAACGCGACATTATATCAAAATTTTGGTAACGGAACGCAGCAAGCCAGTAACGCAGACTGGGTAAACTTTTATACCCATTTTGTTACAGACGGTTCTAGTGGTTCTGGTAATAATATACCTCAGTTTGGTAACTTACTGGTCATTACTCCGCGAACAACTAATTTTAACTCTCCTAACGCTGCCAAAACTCCAGTAACTTTCTCTATATCTGTAAAGGACGGAGGAGGGGGTGATAATCTAGGTCTTGTGTACAAAGAAGTACCTTCAATAAGCGACTTACCTCTGTACGCAAAGAATGGATTTGAAGTAAAAATTAAAGGAGATACAGAGCTTTTCCAAGATGACTTTTATGTAAGGTTTGAAACTACTGGGGGCGAGACTTACGGAAAAGGAGTGTGGGTTGAAACTGTAGCTCCAAACATAAGAAACAACTACGATTCCTCTACGCTACCTCTGGAGTTAGTTAACACAGACGTAAACACTTTCAGTGTTCGCCCAATGAAGTTTAAAGAAAGAGTAAGTGGGGACAATAATACAAACCCCTTTGCCTCGTTTGTTGGTAAGAAGCTGTCGAATGTATTCTTATTCAAAAACAGACTAGGGTTTGTTGCTAATGAGAACGTTATACTCTCTGAAAGCGGGTTTGGTGCACAGGACACAACCAACCAGCTTGTATTTAATTTTAATAGAACTACGGTTACCACACTGCTAGACTCTGACCCAATTGACGTATCGGTTGCTAGTAGTCGAGTAACTAACCTAAAGTCAGCCAAGGGCTTCCAAGAGAACCTCATTATCTTTTCTGAGAATGGTCAGTTTGTCCTCAAGGGCGGTGACATTCTTACTCCTAAAACTGTATCAATCACACCCATTACTAACTTCGACTTTGATGAGTCTGTTGACCCAATCCCTCTTGGTGCTTACATCTACTTTCCTTTCAATCGCTCTGGCTTTACTGGTGTTCGGGAGTTTACCGTAAACAGTACGACAGACGTTTATGACTCTGTAGAGATTACAGAGCACGTTCCAAGGTATGTACCTAGCAACCTTATCGACTTCGCGGGTTCGACCAACGAAGACATGCTGGCACTTGTCAGCGGTGATGAAACTGGGTCTATCTACCTCTACAAATACTTCTTCAGCGGTAACAAAAAGCTGCTGAGTTCTTGGTTCAAGTTTACCCTTGATGGCGAGATAAGAGGCATCGAGTTCATTGAGTCAGTGTTGTATATCGTGCTGACCAAGAACAGCCAGACGCACCTTGTAGAGTGCCCTCTGACATCTGGGCTTACTGACTCAACGAATGTAGAACACTCCACCCTATTGGACATGCGAAAAGAGTTTACGGTAGCCAACGGTACGAACACAATAGACCTCAGTGCTTCCTATACTCCAGACACCAACACTGTAGAGGTATATACAAAGGATGGGCTGAAGCTTAACGCTACTAACTCTGGGTATACTGTGACGCTGGCTAGCTCTGTATCAGCCGACACTCCTGTTTTCGTAGGCATCCCCTACACCATGAAGTACACCTTCAGCGAACAGTTGTTCAAAGCACGGGCTGGGCAAGGTAAATCACCCTCGCCGTCTACTAAGTTGATGATACGCAACGGAGCAGTCAACTTCAGTAAAACCGCTTTCTTCAAGGTAAAGGTTACACCTAAGTTCAGAGACACTTACGTGAACACGTTTGTGCCTACAGTAGTCGGCTCTAGTACACTGGGTGCGCTAGATTTAGACACAGGCTCGTTTCGTTTTCCTGTGTTCACCAAAGCTGAGGACACAAAGATAACAATCGAAAACAACTCCGCGTTGCCCTCAAATTTTCAAAGTGCAGAGTTTGAGTCGTTCACTCACGCCCGTTCAAGTAGATATGGCTAGATTGGTTAGTAAAGCTGGGGCGTGTTCGGTTGTAGAAGCCAACAAAGAACACATTGAGTGTATCTATCCGTTCATGCGGAAAGCTGACCAGATAGAGGTTGCCTGCATGGGCAGCACACCAAAGAGTTCTCTTCTGTATGCCCTAGAGAATGATGACTGCACACTTACTGCACTCGACCCAGAAGGCGTGCCTTTGGGTATGTTTGGTGTTGGGCAGCTAGGGGCGCAGGCGTACATCTGGTGGCTCGGAACTGACAGCGTGGAGGACAACGCATATGACTTTATCAAAGCGTCCCGTAAGTGGACACAACTTCTTACCAAGCCTTATGGCGCAACTTTCAACTATGTCCACAAGGACAACGAGCTAGCAATCAAGTGGCTCAAATTCTGTGGGGCTAAGTTCATACGAAATCTTAGCTTCAGCACCCAACCTTTCTACGAATTTATAATAACAGCAAAATAATATGTGTCACCCAGCAGTACCTATAGCTATTGGCATCGCCCAAGCAGGGGCGCAATACTTAGGTCAAAAACAAACAGCAGACGCGCAAGCAAGAGCACAAAGTAATGCGACGGTAGCTGAACAGCAACGTTTTATAACTGAAATGTCTGCTATGCGCATGAAGGAGCGGCAGCAGATGATTGCTGACGCGCAAGAGCGACAAGCCGTAAACAAAAAGGCTAGGGAAGCCAGAGCAACCGCTAGAGTTGCCGCATCAGAATCGGGTGTTGCTGGTCTTAGTGTGGACACCTTGATTGACTCGTTCACACAAACACAGGCAAACGCTTTGTTTGCTCAAACTCAACAACAAGAGTTTAACGCTCAAAACCAGATGTTTGCGTTTGCGGATGCGGCGAACCGTACCCGTGCTAACTTACTTCGTATCAATCAACCTATCGAACAGCCTAGCTTACTAGGTGCTGCCCTCAGCGGAGCCTCCACAGGCATGAGTATGTACTCTGGTATGAAAACAGCAGAATTAATTTAAATATGGCAAGCACACAAACAATAAAATCTCTCTTTGGTTTAAGTGACGACAGAAAAGAAGTAGAATTTAATCTAAGTCCGAACAAACTGACTCCCACGATACGGTCGGGCGGTAATTATCAAGTTTATACTGCTCCGACTCCGTTAACAAACCAACTGACACAGCTTAGCAGTGCCCTCAAACAAGCTCCTACTTTGTTTGGTCAGTTCGCAAATATTCAACAGAAATTAGGTCAAGAGGACGCCGCAAAGATTGCGGGTGTAGATGCTGATGAGGAACTCATCCGTCTCAAGGAAGAAGAGCCAGAAACATACTTTAATGTTATTCGCAGGCGTTCATATCAAAAGGGACTCATGGAGAAGCACATTCGTACCGAAATGATACCAAATGTGCAGAGCGAGGTCTACGACAGCGCAAATGCTAATCTATACAAAAACGACGCTGCCTATGATGAACAAGTAAACAATATTTTGAGTAGTGCTTGGGATAACTTTACAGCAGCAGTAGGAGAAGACATAGCGAACACATCAGATGGTCGTGCTGTTTGGACAGAGTTGACCGACAGAATTACTGCTGAAGGCAAACTACGTTATAATGAGTCTGTTGAAGCAGTAGCTTTATCTAATGATATTGAAACAATAGACAGTCGTTTAAGAGCCGCTTTAAGTCCCGTAGACGCCGAGGGCAACCCAAGAGACATAGACGTTACAGCGATAATCCCCACGTTTACCAAGGCGAGCCTAAATACTCTAATGAATCAGCACGGTTTATCGAGGGGCGAGGCTATGTCAAAGCTGAGGGACATGTCAGTAAGACAGGTCGAAATACTTCATAACCAAGGCAAACATTTATTAGCAAGCGAGCTATACACCGCTTTGATGACAACGACGAGTGATGACGGTGTATCACCCTACGCTGACTCTGAGACTACCCTACGTCTGTCACGAGTTAAAAAGCAAATTGATGCGGAGATTGAGAAGGACGACGAAATAACTACTCAAGAAAAAAACGTGTTCGTTGGGGAGATGACCAGCGCATACGGTTACTTTGGAGGAGGGACGTTGTTCTCTAGCTTAACCAACAATCAGAAACAACTAATTTTAGACCCAATCATCAACCTAGACCCTACGTTCACAATGGAACAACTAGAGGCCGCTATGCAAAAAGGCGGTGGGGGTTTGGTAGCGTTCGAGCGTATTCTAGAGAACATTCGTGTGAACGGTGGTGACAGAGCGCAAACTAAATTAAAGATGTCTCAAAATGCGATAAATACAGCTAGAATAAATGCATCTGCTATAATGCCTCCCGCTACTCAAGTCATAGATAGTGAAGTTAGAAAAGATTTAGTTGAGCGATTTAGACAAGAAAAACTTTTAGACCCAGACCTCACACTTAAACAGTTTGCCACAAAATATAATGTTATAGCGTTTGATGCGCTCACCACAACAGAAGCAAAGATGCAAAAAAGCAGCATCTTACGAGGTAGCGATACTTACAAGAAAACTGAACAAGATACGCTTACTTCTTTAGACGCAATGTTTGACCCACTAGCTGATGAGGGGCTGGTCATAGCTGGTGTTACCGCACAAACAATTGACCAGATAGCAAAGGATTATACTAAGATAATTCAAGACAAACTTCTGGAGATGGTTGAGAACGACGAACTTAAACCAGAGGGCTTTCTCGCTGCAAGGGACGAGTTAATTAAAGGAGCAACTGCAAACATCAAGGCACTTATCACTGCGTCTAATTCTGAAGATATACGTCTTCAAGAAGATGATGTGCCCGAAATGGAAGTGGCTAAGCAGAAGTTTGAACAGACAGTAAAGGGTCAAAAAGGCAGCAATAAAACGATTAAAAAACCTTTTGAAACACTTACAGCGCAGTTTAAAACAGTACAAACCGACCAAGTAAAAAACAGAGCCTTCGGTATTTTTCCAAAGTATGAATTCAGAGAAGTAGAGTTTACTCAAGACGACATTCAGAACGACCAAAACGCAATGCTTGAAGCGATTACTAGCGACAAGTTGGGCATGAAGTCAAAAAGCGAATACACAGAAGCTTTAAAGTACTCTCTATATTTGTATGGGCTAGATTTAACGAGCGACCCCGAAAAAACTATGGACTTGTTGGAAGCTACTGACATGGACGCTGCTGATGTTCAGTTGTTTGATAACGCGGCACAGGTCTCTGTGTTTCTCGATGACCTAGTAGAAATACGCAAAAAAGCTCAGACTGCCGACGAACTAACGACAGAAGAAACAAAGACGCTTGCATTAGGGCAGCAACTTGGAATTCTTACGGAAGTTACCACAGACCTACAGCAATTTACACAGCGTGTTTATCAATTTCAAACGTTGCAAAACAATCTAATTCTGAACAAATCTAAACGCCTACAAAGTAGATAATGAGTACCGCTTTAGAAGAACTTTATCAACAGCACGGCTTAAAAAACCCCTTAGATACTGTTGAAGAACCAGAAATCACCAGCTTTACCAGCACAGCGGCTCCTACTCGTGAAGACTTAGGGCGCATCGCTGAGATGGATTACAACATCAAAGAGCACAACGCCCTTATGGGAGTCGTGGCTGGTGCTGGCGTTGAAATTGGTTCGGGTCTTGGACTAACCATGTTGAACCACGCTCGTAGGGCGAGAAAAATAAGAATGGCGGCAATGGCGGCTACAGTAGCTCCAGAGCCAACCAGTACAGTAGTTGGACTGGTGGGACTAGCGGCTACAGAAGCAGCTATATGGGGCTTCTCTAACTATCTCGGTCAATCCACAAGGAAGGCTATGGGTATGCAAGACCACTATTCGGGTGGTGAACTTCTTGCGTCTTCCGTCTTTGGTATTGGTGTTGTGGGTACAAAAGCTCTACAAGGCACATCAAAGCTCTTTGAATTAGCTCCAAGTATAAAAAGTTTGGGTGGTTGGAAAAGCTTGCCTGTGGCCCGCGAGGGAGCAAAAACCTTCGTATCTGGCGCAGGTCTTGGCTTCGCAGAGTCTTTGCTAAGACAAGAAGTACAGATAATGCTGAACGAGCGGGAAACCCGTGACGTTGTTGATTACGCTGTTTCTGGTGCGTTTGGCGGTAGTTTCAATACTGTCTTTTCTATCTTTGGTCGGACAGGTCTTTGGGGTCTTAACAAAGCAATCAAGGCTTCAGACAACGCCCTAGTGTTAGCACGCCAAGCCCTAGACCGTGCCCAGAAAATTAAAAACCCGCGCAAACGTCGAAAAGAGATTCAAAAAATTCAAGAGGGTATTCGTCACCTAGAGGAAGTAAATGCTGGTTTCAAAGATGCATCAAAGATAGAAACGGAAACTAACGCGAAAGCAGAAGAAGGGGCACAGCTAGAAAACAACGGAGGCGACCCAAGACAGGCTCCAGAATTAAAACCTCAATCCAAGCCTCAAGAGGAAAATCTAAAGCCAGAGCCAGAGCCTACTCCAGAGCCTACCGCTGCCTCTACCCCAGACCCTAAGACACCTAAAGAAACCCCAGAGGCTTTATACGAGTTTGGTAACGGCGACCCAATCCCAGTAAATAGCGACGGAACTATTACTTTATACCACCGAACTAACGCTAACCCAGACGAAATTAAAAAGAGTGGCGGCTTTATATCCAAAGAAAATACAGACGAAATCTTTGTATCTACCAAAAGGGACGGACAAAATGAAGGATATGGCGAAAACGTAGTTGAGTTGAAAGTCAAGCAAGATGACTTAGAAATAGATGACTTGTTCGATGACGAAGCTCACTTCCGCGTCTCTATCAAAAAAGCTAATCAGGCGTTAGAAGCCCCAGCGACACCTAAAGAAACCCCAGAGGCTCCTGAGTTTACAATAGAGATAGATAAGAACCCTAGATACGATGGGCCTAACGGAAACTATAAAAAGTTTCTTGGTTATAAGGTAAGAGCTAAAGATGGTAAAGACTATTACATTGAAACGGCTAATAGCGAACAACCGAGTAACTCAAGATTTGTTGTTCATGAGGGTTCCGATATGCACGGCGAGTGGATAGGGAGTTTTCCAACAAAGAAAGAAGCCGTAGAGTTTTTGCAATCTAAAAAAGCGAAAGCCCCAGCGACACCTAAAGACGCCCCAGAGCCTACCCCAGAGCCAGAGCCTACTCCAAAGCCAGAGCCTAGCCCAGAGACAAGTAAGTCCGAGAGGCGTGCTCGGATTGATGAGTTCAACCGCAGGTTAGAGGGAGTGAACAGAGAAAACTTTGTAACACTAGAGCCAGAGTTATCCAGAATCTCAACACGACTTTCGGAAGAGCTAGAGCCAGAGTTTGAACTTCGGGTAGAAGAACTTTCCATGAAGTATAACAAAGGCGAAGAACTCACTGATGCTGATTTAGACGAACTCCTAAATATCATTAGCGACCTGCGTGCCTTGAACGAAGGAAGAGACGCTCTTAGAACTACTTTTGGTAGGCAAGGACAAGCTTTCCAAGGAGACTCCGACAAGTATGTCTGGGAAACATCGGTATCAATAAGAGCCATCAGAGAGAATGTAGCTTTGATGGACTTAGAGCAATCTTTACTCGCTTTGAAACGCGGGGAACAAGAAGATGTACTCCTCAAACAGTTGGACGAATATGTAAGCCCTAAAGACGAGGTTAACGAAAGCAAACCCAAGTCTCCCGTTAAGGACAGCGATGAAAGTCAGCCTTCGGGTAAGGACAGCGATGAAAGTCAGCCTTCGGGTAAGGACAGTGATGAAAAGCCCTCTTTTGAGAGTCTGTCCCCCACCCAACAAGCATCAGCAATCACCAAAGCTACGGCTACAGCTATACGCACCAGAATAGAAAAGTTGAACAAAGAGCTAAATAAGCAGCGTTCCTTGATGATGGACGGTATGGACGAAGCGATGAATGAGGAACAGCGCAATGCTCTCAAAGAAGAGGTAGCTAAGCGTGTCAAAAATAATCCAACAATCAAAACGCTCAACGAAAAAATAAAGTACTATAAACAAGCTGCAAAAGATGCAGAAGACATTGAAAAGCTTCAGAAAGAGTTGGAGAGGCTAGCCGCGATTGAAGGCGAAGGGGTTGTATCACAACTCAAAGATGAGACTACAAAGCCTACAACGAAGACAGGTGTTGAAGACGCGGCTCCCAAAAAAACAGACGAACTCAAGCGTAAAATACGCGAGTCGAAAGCTAGGATGCGAGACAAACTTCGTGACCTTGAACGAGTAGAAAAAGAAAGTAAGAATCTGGATGTTTTCTTTGCAATGCAGAACCACGCTATGCGTGAGATGGATACCCAGTTTGCGTCAAGAGCAGAGATGTGGGTAAGAGACCTCAGAACTGCCCGTAAGCTGGCTTTGATTGACCAACTACCGTCAGTCTTTGCTGGTGTTCCTACAGGCGTGGGATTGGCTCTCAAGTCAGCTATGCGCCCGTTTGTAATGGCTCCATTAGACCTAAGTCGCTATGGTGCTGACACCGCTACAAAGCTCCTTATAGCGGAATTACACGGTCTTGCTACTTCTATCCTAAATTGGAACGGAACCATGACATCTATGGGACGGACTTTCATACGAGGAAACAGCGCGACTGACCGTGTTATGGGTAAATATATGGAAGATGCACAATCAGCTTCCTACAGAACAGGCGGGCGCATTGATGTTGACCGTGCAGTAGCCACCGCACAAGCCCGAATGAGAGGCAAGCGTGACCCCATGCTAAACCCAATGGATTTAAAGAATGACGGTTATTGGGCTGTGTTGTCGCTCGGCGTTCGGGGGATTGCTGCAATTGATGATGGATTTAGAAGACAGCTTCTACGTGGTCGTCTACAAACAGCAGCCCGACGCAAAGCAATATTAGAAAACCCCAACAACCCGAAGGCACAAGAAGAAGCCTACCAAAAGTCAATCAAGACAATGTGGGGTAAGAACGGGGGTATTGATGTACTGCGTAACTACAAAGAGTTCATTGAGGACGTAAACGAAATCAATCAGAACCTTTTGTTTGCTGCTCAAATGGACAACCCAGAGATGTTTCACCAGAATTTTGGCGAAAAGTTAATTAAGATGTTTGGTGACCAAGTGGGCAAAGATAATTCACTAGCTTTTATAATTGATGCTTTTCTACCCTACATCTCTGTGCCTGTTCGTGGTGTGTATCGTGGGGCAAGATTTGCATTAGCTCCCGCTGTTGCTGGACGCGCCCTACTTCGTAATCCTTACCAAGTAAAAATAGATAAAAAACGTGCGGCTATTGAGACTAACGAGGTAGGGATGCTCACCAAACGTGGACAACAAGGGTTTGACGAAAACGACCCAGAGTTTCTCGCTATGGTCGAGAAGAGTAAAAACCTTCGCAATGACATCGAAATACTCGAAGGACGCAAGACAAAGTACCTTGAGGAAGCCATGACAGACTTAGCCTTTGGTGGCACACTGATGGCTCTCGGCTTTCTTGGTGCGATGTACGGTCAAGCTACAGGTTCACTTAACTGGATGACCCGTGACCAAAAAGAAAAGAATAAACTTACTTCATTCAAATTATTTGGAATGGATTACAGCGCGGCACAGCCTTGGTCGATTCCTATTGCTATCGGTGCAGACATAGCTTCTTACTACCAAGCTAAACAGGCTGGAGCGTTAAACGAAAAACAAAACCCTGTGTTGATGATGACGTCTACTCTGGTAGAATTATCAGAACAAGTACCAATGTTTGAAGGGTTCAAAACCTTCAACTCTATTGTTGGTGGTGGGCTAGATACAAAGATTAGGCAGCTAAATAGACTTGGAGCTACCTACGTTCCTATCCCAGCACAGATACGTAAGGTAGTAATGGCTGCGTCTGAAGACCAGACCATCGGTGACCTACGAGGGGGCACGTTTGCCCAGCGGCAAGCTTATGCCTTCTTTGGTATTAAGCCAGTCAACAAAAAGACGGATTTCTTTGGCGAGGATGTACTCAGCGACAAGTCTTGGGTGCAACATGCAATCATACGACAAGCCCCAACGCCTATGCCAGAGTTCCAAAACGAATTTGAACGGATACTGGCTTCTGATGTGTATGACAATATTCAGTCTCCACCATCTACCCTTGGAAGTAAAATCAAGATGATTAACTTCGTTGATAAAGAAGGCATGACGCTACAGTATGCGTATGCGTTACGTCTGCGTGACTTCAAGATGGTATACAAGGGCAAACGACAAACTTTAAAACAAGCAGTTGACCGTCTCGTTAAATCAAGAGCGTGGCGTAAAAAGTACGAAAAAGCACAGGTCTCTGAGTCCCTTACCGTTACTAATGAAGGACTAATGGAGCTAAACAGATTGATGCAAAAGTACTACTTGGAACTGCGTAAGGACATCATCAAAGATGACTCATTTACGAAGAGTTTTGTCAACGATGACGACGGAACCCTTTACGATGTAATCAACCGCGAAGCCACTGAAATCCAAGGCGTCACAGCCCCAATAAGAGAGCTTCTTAACTTTAATTAACCAACCCCCCTAATTTATGGCTAACTCATATGTCGAATATCCTACCAGTGGAACTGGCACAAACGAACTCGGACAACAAGTATTTGAAATACCTTTTAACTACATTGCAATTGCGGACGTAGGGGTGAAGGGATACAACGGGTCTGCTTGGAGCGACCTCACAGTCGCCTCCAGAGACAACACAGCGAAGACCATCACACTAAGTGCGGCTCCAAGCTCCTACCAAAAGATACGTGTGTGGCGTAACACCTCTACAGCACAGCTAGTAGACTTCCAGAACGGCTCAAGGTTGGCTGAAAGTGACCTCGACACATCTTACCAGCAAGGTCTGTTTGTGGCTCAAGAGGTCTCTGAGAACGCCTCTACGGTCGTTGAAAGTGCTGGCCCACAGGGGCCGCAGGGTATCCAAGGAGCCGCTGGTACTAATGGTGTTCTTAGTCAGTTCTTTGAGAGTGCTGAGCAGGACTTACAGGCCAGCGGCACGCAGGAAACGAGAATAAGTGTAGCCCACGGTCTTAGCAGTACTCCTAAGCTCGTTCAAGCTGTTATTAGATGTAAATCAATAGAGGGTGGTTACGCCGTAGGTGATGAACTCAATAGCTCTGCCCCTACGTACAGCAACAGCACCCACGTGGGTTTTAATACATTCGGGCGGTTATATTTAACACACAAAACGAGTGTTGGCGCGACCGAATTTTATGCTTCCGCTTCAAAGTGGAAGGTAGTCATTCGAGCCTTTGCATAACAATGAACTCTCAACATATACCTGCTACTGTCGGAGTCGTCGGCTTGCTTGGAACCATCACCCTTGAACACGTAAACACACTTGTTGCCATCTTAGTGGGTCTAACCACCCTCGTTTGGTTGGTCATCAAGATTTACAAGGAAATAAAGGGAAATGATTCTTGAGTGGGTTAGCGCACTTTGGCCTGTATCAGTTGGCCTTGTAACACTCATCGTTGTCCTTGCACGTATGCACTACAACATCGAAAGCTTGAGTGAGAAGGTAAAAATACTTTTTGATTTTCATAACAAACGGAACGACAAATGAGCGATAAAACAAACAAACTAAACGCCCTACAGGACATTCTGATTGATGAGTTTATTGAACGCATCAACAGCGGGGCTGCAACACCGTCCGACCTCAACGCTGCCCGTCAGCTACTCAAGGACAACGGCATCCACGCTCAAGTAACCAACGAGAACCCACTCGGTAACCTTGTGGATTTGTTGCCGTTTCGCGACGAGGCTGACCACATCAAACTAGCGGCTAATGAGAGACTATAAGAAAGAGTACAACACGTACCACGGGAAACCAGAGCAACGTAAGCGTCGCTCCTCGCGCAACAAAGCCAGACGCATAGCTGTCAAGAAGTATGGCAAACAGGCGGTCAGCGGAAAAGATGTTGACCACAAGGACAGAAACCCCATGAATAACAGCAGGCGTAACCTGCGTATTCAGAGCAAATCGTCCAACCGCGCCCGTAACAAGTAATGGAAGAACTCAAAGACTTTAGGAACTTTCTGTTCCTTGTCTGGAAGCACCTAAACCTTCCAGAACCCACACCCATCCAGTATGAGATAGCAGATTTCATGCAGAATGGCCCCAAGCGGGGCATCATCCAAGGGTTTCGTGGTGTTGGTAAGTCTTGGATTTGTTCTGCCTTTGTTGTTCACCAGTTGTTTCTCGACCCGTCCAAGAACATCCTTGTGGTGTCTGCCAGTAAGACCCGTGCTGATGACTTCAGTACGTTCACCCTACGGCTAATCCACGAAATACCCTTTCTGAGCCACCTCAAGCCAACAGATAAACAAAGGTTCAGTAAAATAAGCTTTGACGTAGGGCCAGCCCCCGCCTCGCATGCCCCCAGCGTTAAGTCGTTGGGCATAACGAGCCAGCTTACAGGCTCCCGTGCTGACATCATTGTTGGTGATGACGTAGAAGTACCCACCAACTCAGCAACCCAAACCATGCGCGAGAAGCTCAGCGAACAGGTCAAAGAGTTCGACGCTATCCTCAAGCCAGATGACCACTGTAAGGTTCTCTTTCTGGGTACTCCACAGTGCGAAGACAGTATCTACAACAAGCTACAGGAGAGGGACTACAAGGCCCGTATATGGCCTGCCAAGTACCTTACCCCTCAGAAGAACGAAAAAGCCTATAACGGGGCTGTGAGTGGCCTCTGTGTGGACGCTGAGAAACAGGATAAGTCCACTGAGCCTACGCGGTTCTCAGATATTGACCTGTTGGAACGAGAACTCAGCTACGGACGCTCTGGGTTTGCCATGCAGTTCATGCTCGACAGCCGCCTCAGCGACACCGATAAACACCCCCTCAAGCTCTCTGAGCTAATTGTCATGGACATCGACCCACAGGTCGCCCCAGAGAAGCTTGTGTGGGCACAGGCTCCCGACCTAGTGTGGGACGGCTCTGTTCCTAACGTCGGATTCAGCGGAGACAGATACCACAGACCGTTCAAAGCCGTAGGCGACCACATCCCCTACACAGGCTCCGTCCTCAGTATTGACCCAGCGGGTCGCGGTAAGGACGAAACAGGCTACGCAGTGGTAAAGATGCTCAACGGTATGTTGTTTGTCCCCGACGCAGGCGGTCTGATGGGTGGCTACAGCGAAGAAGTCCTAAAGACCCTCGCAATCAAAGCAAAACAACACAACGTCAACGCCATCATCGTTGAAAGCAACTTCGGTGACGGTATGTTCAACGAAATCTTTAAGCCCATACTCAACAAAGTCCATCCATGTACGATGGAGGAGGTCAGACACAACACCCAGAAAGAAAAACGCATAATTGATACTCTGGAACCCATAATTAACCAACATAGGCTCATTGTTGACCCCAAAGTTATCCAAAACGACTACGAGTCAGCCCAAGGATACCCTCCAGAGTCACAACTAAAGTACCAAATGATGTACCAAATGTCCCGTATAACGAAGGACAGAGGGGCTATAACGCATGATGACCGCCTAGACGCACTGAGTATCGCCGTGAACTACTGGGTGGAACAAATGGCTCAAGATACAGACACCAGAATAAGGGAACGTAAGGAAGATTTGCTCAGAGAAGAGTTAAACAAATTCTCTGATGCCTATTACAAGCGTTCTAAGGGGGGTAGAAGGGCTTTGCAATGGACATAGAAGGGGTAACCCCTCTGGAACACGCTAAGAGCCTCCTGGGGGAGTTCTATCGCAATTACGTCATCATTGTCCAAGAGGATGATGAACCAACTAACTACGATGTAACCTATAGTGACCCCTTTGCTGCCAAAGGACTCCTAGAACTGGCGAACAAATATCAAACAACCTTCCTAGAAGGGGGAACAGATACAGAAATGGACTGGATATGGGAAGAAACAGACGATGAAGAAGACGAGATGGACTAATACGGTGGGGACTAAGAGGTTTACTTATAGTTACCTTAGGGTTTCTTAGCGTTTCTTAGACTTGTTTCTTTTTATATGACTGCTGCGGTTACTATCTCATAGTTAGACTTATGGGTTAACATAGTGTTAACTCAGAGTACCATGTCAAGCTTATTGTTTTTGTTGTTGACCTGTTCAATCTAACGAACATAGTCAACCATGTTAGTAGTATTGTTGTGTATGTTGAGGTCACTCTTGGGTAACTGAGGGTGGCCTCTTTTGTTTTGTTATAAAAATGTGAAGGGGTTCACGTAGACGAGGCGTGGCAAAAATCCCCCATTGCCACCCTAGTGCGAAAAATTGTCTGCACATTGTCAGCGTAACAAGCATCACCCCCTATTTTATCGCCATGGCAACAGACATGCACTCCATTGCCATCCGTTTTCCACTCATTTTCGGTTTTCCGCCGCCGCCGCAGCGTTCACGCCTTTGTTTGCGTGTTTGCGTTTTTTCGCCGACATACTATCACGCCCAGAGTAAACCCACTATCA